GATGATGAAATCCCTTATTGAGAGGAGTGCAATTATGCAAATAACTTATGATAAAAAACGGTACGATATGACTACCGATGATATGATGGCTTGGGGTGGATACATTCCACTCTGGGTTATGCAATGGAATCTACATTACACAATGGGTAATGAAGAAACTTTGTTGGATCATCTTGATAAATGCTATGCTCAAAGAGCAGGTATGCCTATCAAAGACAGACCAATGGGTGGTGAGATCGATGCCGAAGGTGTCTATCGATACCCAGAAGATGAGCCAATGTATCCCTACATGACATGGGATACTCGTGAAGGTAAGGTATATTTCTATCCGTATTCTGTGATGGGAATACCTACTGGCAACACACATTTTTCAACGAGGATGGACTGATGAAAATAGCAGAAGGATATTACGACTGTGTTCCAGAACGTTCAGTTAGGAAACGACTTACGTCATATACAGTATATATGAACGGACAATCACAATTTACTGTATATTTATACGACAACAACCCAAACATGATTTCTATTAAGGAGGAAAAAGATGGGTAGAGTAAAAGATACTATGGTAACGGATGAGTTCATTACTTGTCCTGAATGTGATGGTGATGGTCACAATTATTATGAACGTCCAGTGAAACGATGGAGCGCAAGTGACATTGGTGAACTGGAAGAGTATCGCGCAGACTGTGATAACTGTGATGGTAGTGGTGAAGTCATGGCGTTAATGGAGGATGAATACGATGTCTAAGAATATTCAAACAAGTCAAATGCATAATGTCGAAAGGATTAAAATCCAAAGGCGTGTAACTGAAGCTGAAGATTCACCAACCAATGAAGAGTATTGGGTAACTGATATAATATTATATTTAGATAACAATACTTGTATTGAATACAGTTTATTCTCTGATCATAATTCTATACCAATAGATATTGATCCAACAGGTTGACAAAATAAAAGGCACTGTTGCATAAATGCAGTATGTTAATCAATTATTTTGAGCAGCTACAAGCGTTGAGCAGTGGGCTAGAGATACCTCTCAAGAAAATATTTCATAAGGCAGGTATCCCTAGCTCAACATATTACCGAACAGTTAAAGGTGATACTCAACTATCTTACGATACGTCAATCAAGATAGCTAACATGATTGAGATATTAAGAACTGGTAAATGTAAACGAAGAGACAAGCGTGTGTTATGACAACCTTTTCTCACTATGTAACTGAGATAAAAGTAACAGATAGTTATGAGAATCTTATCAATCAGTTAGTGCATAGAAGAAATGAACTTGGTTATTCACAGGAAAAGTTAGCTGATCGTATTGGTTGCGCTTCGTCTTTGATTCATAAATGGGAGCAGTACAAACGTGTGCCATCTGGTTTCATGTTAACGTGCTGGTTAGATGCACTTGGCTGTAAGATCGAAGTCCGCTCGAAAGATTCTGAATAAAACTCACCATGAATGTGATGCGTGTGGTAACAGAGTAGAATATTTTGTACAAATTTTAGCATCGATAAAGAAAGCAACTTATCATACCATATGTTTGAGTTGTTATGAGGATGACAGATGGCAAACAAAAATAAGTCGAAAGGCAGTTACCACGAAAGAAAAATTACCCAGTGGCTCAACGACCAAGGCATCCAAGCAAAGAGAGTCCCCCTCTCAGGATCGCTCGGAGGAGAATGGTCAGGAGATATCCACCTCACACTGGACGGACGACATCTGGTAGGTGAAGTTAAGTACAGAGACAAGTCAGGATTTCCAAGCCCATTCACGGTCTTGGATAACAGAGACATTGCGTTCTACAAAAGGCGCAGTGGCAAACCGCAAACGATAGTCATCATACCTGATGAATTGTTTGCACAACTATTAGGAGAGAGTAATGCAAGAGTTCGCAAATCAAAGTCAGATGATCAAGAAGTTTCTTGAAGAAGGTAATACTATTAGTGGTATGGTAGCGCTCGATAAGTTTGGCTGCTGGTCTTTGCCAAGAAGAATCTGTGATATAAAAGAAACTGGTTTCCCAATCGAAAGCCAGTGGGTCAAGACAGATTCAGGTAAACGCATCAAAGAATATTGGATGGGTAAGGATCAACAAGAATTATCTTTTTGAAAAAAACCCCTAGGTGTGATAGCCTAGGGGTCAGTGTCGATATGTAACCAGCAAAGATTACAGGAGGAGTATAACTATGCAAAAACCACATGAGTTATAATGGGATCTTACTAGATGAAGTTATGTCTTGGCAAGTCCCAAATGCTCAGATCAAAATAATTTTACTGATCTTAGCTGATCATACAGACTCATACGGTGTCTGTTACCCAAGCATCGAACGGATGACTAAGCTGTCCTGCATGAGCAGGTCATCTGTCATTCGATCTATCAACTGGTTGGTAGAAAATCAAATCATAATCAGGCACAGTGGCGGCAAGGGAAGGTCATCACTGTATCAATTCTCAATAGTAAAGGAGACTGAAATGAAGAAGACTAGTGTCACACAGACACACAAAGGTAATAAGGTTATAGATATAGTAGATTATATACATCCTTCGGGTGTCTCAGAGACACTACCCTTTGATGAGTTCTGGGAATTGTACCCAAGAAAAGTTAGCAAAGGTCATGCTCGCCTGGCATTTAAGAAAGCTTGTGAGAAAGAAGAGGCGTCTGTAATACTAGTTGCCCTTCATAAGTTTATCAAAGTCATGGAGCATAAAGAAAAACAATTCATCCCTCACCCTACCACATGGCTGAATGGTGAACGGTGGGATGATGAGATCGAAGACGTTGCACCCAAAGAAGGTACAAATACAGATCGTCTTAAAAATATTCTTCAATGGAAACCAGAAGCAATCGAGGATAAGAAATGAAATACGAAGAACGCACACGCAAAGTTGGCTCTTGGTTAGTCAAGATACTTAAGAGATATTCTCCACCTGCAACGATGGATGATGAAACACTGCGTGAAGAAATGGATTTGATTGTCAAAGACATCAATAAAAATATCCCATCACAGTTTGAAGATGTGGACTTTGATCAAACCTTGGGAAAGATAGACGGTCACGTTCGCGCCATACAGAGCGGACGGACGTGGCCGACTATCAAGACTTTCATAACAGCAACCAAGGAAGCAGTGAACGAATACTCCAGAGCTATTACTGCTCCGAAGGTAACATCGACCACGACAAATGATCGAAGCTCAATGATAATAATCAATAGGATTATTGATGGTGAGGAGATTCCTGATTACCTATTGAATCCCGACTCACCATATCGACAACAACTTATATCAACTGGTTTATTATCTGATAAAGATTTTGAAAAATACCTTGCACCTATAAACAGATAATGATAAGTAAACTTAGGAGGATTTACTATGCAAAGACAAGGGTTTATTGGTGGCAGTGATGCAACTACCATCATGCAATTCAAGTGGTACGATTTATGGTTGGTGAAAACTGGCAGGGCGGAATCAGAAGATTTGTCCGACAACATAGCTGTGCAACTTGGATCTTATACAGAAACTTTTAATCTGGATTGGTTTCAAAAAACAACTGGATGTCATGTAATAAAACAACAGAAGCAATTCAAAAAGACTGTTGGTATTGTGCCGTTAGTTGGTACTGTTGATGGTGTAGTTAAAAGTAAAATTTCTTTTCATCCAAAATCATCTATTATTGAAGCCAAGCACACTAATCCATTCAATGATATGAATGACATGATCGAAAGATATATGCCACAGATCCAATTATACTGTCATATATCTGGTGCTGAAGGATGCCATTTGTCTGTAATATTTGGTAACAGTAAGTGGCAAAGTGCATTCGTGCATTACGATAAAGACTACTTCAATAAGATGATGGTTTTTATCAATGACTTTTGGTGGCACGTTATCAATGACAAAGAACCTGTTGGTATAGATACGCCAGAAGATATCAGTATCAATCACATACCTGTTGATAACATGGTTGTTCGAGACGCTAGTATGGACAATGCATTTGTTGATGCATCCATCACATACATCAATGGCCTTGAGCAAAACAAAGTATTTGAGAACGCCAAGAAAGATCTCAAAAATATGGTAGGTAGTAATGAACGTGAAGTGTTTTGTGATTACCTAACAATCAGACGCGATAAACGCGGTTCACTCAGAATTTCAAAGAGGAGTAAGAAAGATGAGTAATATGAAAATATGGGACAAGCTTGCCCCGACTGATCCAAAGTATCTAAAGCCAGTATCATTTGGTTCCAGATCTTTCTCAGCTATTGATCCACAGTATCAAGTTATGAAAATGACTGAACAGTTTGGACCAGTTGGTTGTGGTTGGGGATGGGATAATGTTACTGAGGTTGTTCACTTTAGTAATGGTGACAGTGCTGTGATGGCTCATGTTACTGTATGGCACACAGATAACCATCATAGGTTTGGGCCATTCACTGGCTGCCAAAAGTTATTCAATGCTGCTAATGGTAGAACTGATACAGATTCACCGAAGAAAGCTATCACTGATGGACTAACAAAGGCATTATCACATATTGGTTGTGATGCTGATGTCTTCCTTGGCAAGATGGATGGCAATAAGTATACAACTAAAAGCAACGATGAGGATGATTACTAATTCTTGGGA